GGATAATCTTGAACTAGAATTGAAACTGACCGTAGCGCACGTTAATGCCATCCTTAAGCATCTTGCCAAGGGTGCGTATGAAGAGGTTTCGGAAGTAATTGCGGCGCTTCACTCGCAGGCCAAGCCACAGGTTGAAGCTGCAACAGTAGCAAAACCGGCAGAGCCAGTACCTGAATAAAAGAAAAGCCCTGATTTCTCAGGGCTTTTTTTATGCGACAAAATTATCGTAAGCCAATTCTCGAATGACGTATGAACCAAGCTTCGAGGAATACCTTGCGACTGCGAAAGCATCGTAATTATCGCACAAGTACATGATCATAAGGGCGAAGATCATGCTGTCGCCATAATAGGCGATGACATCCATATCTGGATCAAAATCGGCCATGCGTTCGGCGATTTTGTGTTCGAACCGATGGATGTTTTCGTCGCCGATCAAGTTGTCAAACATCGGCAGATCGCTGACGTAAACGATTGATTCGGCGATGGTGTTAAGCTCTTCTGGGTTAAACCGAAAGCTTGGGTTCGGCACAAACGCCCTCTTGTACTTCATCTACAAATTCCTGTTCTTCCATGAAGAAGTCCCAAAGGGGCATCTCCGATTTCAGCTCAATCAACATGCGCTCTGCTTCCTCTTTTGTCATATTCTGATCAATAAGGATAGAGGGCTGCCGCATAAAGTCGCGGCGCTCACCCTTAATTTGAAACCACGTCATCGCCATCCTCCAATAATTTTTTACGCAATAACGCATTTTCTTTTTGCATAGGTATAACCCACGACATAACCCGTGCAAGCTGCTCTTCAAGCTCCGCGACTTTCCTACGAAGCTCTACGACATGGGCAATTGTTAAATCGTCCGCATGGCGGTCGGCTGGGGCGTATGGCCCCAACCAACGGATGTCTGACGACATTTTTTTGCTGCGATAGCCTGTCACTTTTATCTCCATTTAAACGTCAAACATAATATTACCAGAAAGCGAAATTCGGGCGTCGTCAGAGGTGTAAAACGGGTTTACGTAATGCACCAATGATGATGGGAATAAGCAAAACACACCTTCATATGATTGGTCAACTGGGATCGGGTGAACCAATGATTTACCTAAGATGTCATTAGCAATGAACCCAAACATTGAAGCCATTTTTCGCCGAGCTGTTTCAAATACCCCCTTCTCTTCCTCAAGGTCGTATGGGATCAGCATCCAGATCACAAAAGAATATACACCTTCATGCCCGTGAGGCGGGTTAAACTCATGTTTTTTTTGAAAATTGACCCACAAGGGGCCAATCTTCATTGGTTTGGAGCTTGTTAAAAGCGAAACATTGCCGCCGTGATTAAAGTAGGAAAGGTGTTGATGCGCGGCAGCTAAGATTGGTTCCTCTAAATGCTTTTTGCCCGTTTCTGAGACTTCAAACTCATCTTGAAGGTGACCTACTAGCCTGTCATTCATTGCCTTCCTTTCCTCATAAGCTTTGCGAACTTCACCCATCAAGCTAGTGTATTCATCACCCTTTAAACGGCCAAAAATCACGCCATTGTTTGGAAAAATGAATGCACATGCCCCACCTTGCTTGATGTCTTTTACAAACCCAAAAAGGTCAGTCACTTTGGCCACTCATCGCACGGGTCAAATCTAACGTGACGCTTGGCATGTTCACGGGACCAGCTTGACCGCCGAGCTTGGCGTAACCTTCGATATCGTCCCAATGGTCGCGGAAGTCTTTATCGCCGCTCAGAAGCCGCGCCAGCTTGACCGAAATCATCTCTAGGGCTTCCTTCTGGCCGTCGCTCAGGCGCTCCCAATTCTTGCCACTCCGCAGAACGTCCTTGATGGCTTGGCTCATGTTGGCGTTATCACGGTAGTTGCCGTGGGTCTTTTCGCGTGTGTCTAATAAACTACTCATTTCTTGATCCTTTTGATTAAATTGACGATCTTCGTATAAATGATCCGCAGCCACATCAGCCGCTTCTCGATCTTCGATTGCGCCTCCGCCTGCCTCCGGCGACGGTATTCCAAATCCATCTTGGTTTCGTACCAATCCAAATTTGGTTTGTGCTGATCGCGGCGCATAAACAATTCGCACAAAATATCGTAACGCTCTTCCCAATCGCGAATGACCCGGCGAAGGCGTTGTTCCTCCGTAAACGTCCCCACTACGGGTTGTTCCTCGATAATGTCCCAACGCGCATTCTCCGTTAACCGATTGTGACCTCCTTTGAGCTTTGCATTCTCTACGCTAAGGTCGGCAACTTGCCGTACAAGGCGTTCGTAATCCAACATATTTGGCATTAATTTTTCCATTTCTCTGGCGGGATCAGGCAAAACTCATTACCTGCATTGCCAGTTTCGTAATGATTGCTGGTTTCGATTGCACCGATCTCCCGTAACGCAGCAATCTGGGCGCGGACCGTGTAACGCTTACTGTGGACCGCGTCGGCCATTTCCTCATAGGTTCCTGCAAACGGCTGGTACTGATATTTATCATAGAGCATGATCCAAAGGAGCTTGGCCGATGAGCCAAGCCCCAAGTGGTACACGACCTGTAGGATCGTTGTTAGCATTTACTCCTTACCCTTCTTTGGGACAACCTTGAGAACTTCAAAGGTCTTGCCGTCTTTCTTGCAGGCATTGTAGAGCTTCATCTGCTCTGGGGTAACGCCGTAGGTCGAGAGCAACAAAGCCTCGTCAAGGACTGAACGCTGCGAGAGCGATACTTTAACGTCGTACTGGTCGCCTTCGACAAGCTCAACGCCAAGAGCAATGATCTCAGCCTTGAGAGCATCTTTGGTTGCTTCCAAAGCCTTGATCTGGCTGTCGATGTCGTAATAGCGGTCGGCGAGGGTGCGGTTCGTCATGGTCATCTCCATTTAAAATTTAAGTCAGCGGGTTGCTGATGACCCTTTCTCACATATTACGATTTCTCTGTCAAATACTTTTTTGCACGACCCATAGAAATATTTTCTTGAAGCCGCACATCTTTGTTAGACCACGTCCAACATTCCCCGCTATCGTCTTGAAAACACACCCATAAAAGGTGATGTTCGGGGCCATAATCAATCAAGAAGTGCGCCATTGCCGAGCCTTTCGGCGTGTCCAATGGCAGTGGCGGGTCAATCCTTGTCATATTTTAACTCGCACATAACAATCCTAACAATGTACCCAAAAAGGCCCAATCCCCAAAAAAAAGCCATCCATTCCGCAATTTCACGATTCGTCATTTCTCATCCTCCACACTCTCATTACTTCAGCCTCAATGTGAGGCCTTAGTTTCTCTGGCGTTCGGCCAATCTCGGCCCTACGTTCTAGTTTGGTTTCAAGGTCGAGTATCCTGCATGCGCGTTTGTAAATCTCATGTCTGCATGCCGACTGGATCGCGACTGGCTGGCTTTCCAGTGTAACCTTTCCGATCATCACATCTTCAATCATTTTACTGGGCCGCGTGATGAATTGCCAAATATCGTCCGAAAGCTTCTTGCGCCGCTTTGTGACCGAGGGCAATGCAAACAAAAGCCCCTGCCCGTTGTGCTGCATACAAATATTCCTTCTGCTCTTCTTGTAGCGTGGATTTGGTGTGGTCACGCCGTTTTAATTCGCATACAAATGTCGGATTTCCGGGAATAATAATGTCGGGCGTTCCCGTCACCATGCCTTCGGCCTTCTCAATCTTAACCTTCATTGCCGTTCTATGCCCCTCGTTGCGAGGGTGAAAAGCTATTGCGCCCCATGAATTTGGATAATCCCGGCGCAACCTTGCGAAAAACGTAATCTGCTCCAAGGATTCGGTGGCGCATTTGCCACGGAACGCCTTGTCGCCATACACGTCAATTTTTGGTGGGAACTTCATCAGCTTTCCTATTGTAGGCGGTCACCTTATACCAATCTCCGTCCTTTTGATAGGTAACGGTTTGGGGTTGATCGTTACCCAATGCTGTGAACATGGCGCGATCCTTGTAACCCTGCGACCAGTTAGGTTCTTTCGGCACCCAGAACGAAAACTTGCGGTATGTCGTAACGACATCAATGCGCCACATCTCGCGGCCAGCCTTGCTTAACGTGTGTTTAACTACCCAATCCAAAACAGCGTCCGTCTGCCGCCGCGTGGGGTCCGCCTTCATGGCGTTGAACTCGGCGATTAGCTTGTCGTTGGGATCCACGATCTCGCCCTTGCACTCCGAGCAATATCGAGCCGCGATGTCGTTGTCAGCCTCGCAGTGGGGGCAAGTTTTAGTGGTCCACCTGTTGGCACATTGTACAAGCTGCCCTGCAACCAGTACCTTACTGGCGCAACGCCGACCATAGTGTGCTGGAATGTTGCCGTGTTCTGAAGTGACTGGTACACCATCAAGGTCGCAGAAGTACCCAGAAGGACTGATCTCGAACCCCGATGGATTGGGCCTCGCTTTAAACTCGTTCTCGACCTCGCAAAGTTGGCAGCGCACCTTCAAATACAGTGCGTTCTCCTTCGTCTTCACAGTTTTGATTTGTGGATTGAACACGTCACCATCTGGGCAGTGCCGCTCGATGTTCTCGGCGTAGTCAAGGATCAGGCAGTCATCCTTGCCCTCCGCCAGACGCAATCCCCGACCGATGATCTGCTGCAACAGCCCGACCGATTCGGTCGCCCGTAGGATCGCGATCAGATCGACGTGCGGCGCGTCGAAGCCCGTTGTCAGAACTTGCACGTTCACGAGGTACTTGATCTCTTGGGCCTTGAACCTTGCAATTATGGCGGCACGTTCCTGATTTGGCGTGTTGCCCGTCACAAGTGCAGACAAGCCCCGTGGGAGGCTCTCCATGCATTCTTGGGCATGTTGCACCGTAGCGGCGAAGATCATCACGCCTTGGCGCTCTCTGGCCTGCGCTACCACGTCTGCGATGATCGCTGAGGTTTTGCGACCCTGCCCGATGAAAGCGCGGTCGATATCCTCGCTGTCAAATTGATTGCGGCTGTTAAGTTCCATATCGAGGGTGTGGTATGATTCGGCGTGAATTGTTCCCAAAACGGGAACTGTCAGGTATCCCTGATCAATAAGCTCCCGAGCGGTAATGCGATCAACGCAAGCCGCAAAATATGGTTCTTTTGTTTCCCGCTCGGGAACAGGGCTACCATCGGGGCGGATCCCATAGATATAGCCAGACCCCATGCGATAAGGCGTTGCCGTCATACCGACAACGCGAATGTTGGGGTTTTGTTCTCGCATGGCGTCAACAATGCTACGGATCGTCGGCGTGATGCCGTGCGCCTCGTCGATCACGATCATCGCGAACTGCGCCCCGAAACGCTTGATGCGGTTCTTTACCGTCAATGGGGTTCCGAAGACGACGGGGTGATTCAGCGACTTAGACCCAGCGCTTGCCGAGAAGATTGAGCAGGGGTTCCCAGTAGCCCTGTACTTATCGCTGTTCTGAACGACAAGCTCTGCGCTCGGCGCAAGGCACAGCACATGTTTGCCGCCTGATTTGCGGTGAATAGTGTCTGCAATCGCCGCAATGATGTGGCTCTTGCCTGCCCCCGTTGCCGCCTCGATACAACATGGTTTAGCTGTTTTCTTTACCCACTGAATGATCTGATCGTGTGCTTTTTGTTGATAAGGACGTAACATCTAAATCTTCCATTTTATTTAAATCTGTTTGCGGAACCATCCACGCTGGCGATCCCTTGCCGTTTGGGTCGTAAAGGTACTTGTCTTGCTTGGCATCGGCGGTGCGTATCCAACCTGCCATTATATAGGTAGGCATGCGGTTAACGACAAGAACAACGATCTCATCCTTCACATCATTGCCGCGAACAATCAGTTTGCCATTTTCATGCTTGGTCGAGCGAACCTGCATAGCCCCGACATCTGGTGCCTTAAAAGTGTTCACCGAAGGCTCGTAATAGACGTTCATCCACTTAGCGAAAGCCATTTCGGCGGCTGCGCCATCAACATCGATTTGCCACTGAGAATCTGTCGGCGAATGCTTGTTTTGGGTCAAGCGACCCAAAGACGAAATGCTTCGCATATTGCCAACTAACCCGGCAACCATAAGCTCAGACTTGGTAAGTTCAACGGTGTTCATCATTGCCCTACAAAAATTGTTTCTGTTGGGCATTCAAAATCAAACAGATACCAGCAGCAATTATCTTTGCCAGCCGTATTGCCAAACCACTTTACCCGGCCAACCGATACAATTTTTTTGCAGTGCGGTAAATAAGGCATGGCCTGCCTCGTGTGCATCCAATCTGCGTCAAACAGCAGCCATGTTGGACCCCAGAAGAATGACCGCTCGATGATTTGATGAAGCGCTTCCCGCCCCCAAGGCGGGTTCGTAATGATGACTTCGGCGCGATTGAGATCTTTTTTTTTAAGAAATGTCGCATCAAGTTGTTTCACAATCTTATGTCTAGGTTCAACGTCATAAGCCGCCACACACTTGTGGCCATGTTTTTGTAGGATGCGGATCAACGCCCCATCGCCAGCGCACGGCTCTGCATAGTACGATCCTTTAGGCAAATGCTTCAAAAGCGGCAAAACCGCTTCCTCTGGCGTTGCATAAGCATCAAGCTTATGCTTTTTAAAGTTGCTTCGCTTTCCCATCTAAATATTTCTCCGCATTCGGAAACTCTCTCTCAATTAGATACTTATCGTAAAAATTTCGCAACACAGGCAACACGGTTGCAAGGAAACTTTCGTCCTTATCAATCCGCTCAATGCTATCGCCGTATGGCGTCCATTGGTAAAAATCGCACCAATAGCGGTCGGCTGCGTACATTTGGACTTGCATCTGGGCATAGTAGTGCGTCTGCATTGCCGCCGTCTTAAACACTGGCGGCTTTTTGTAACGAATGCCAAACGGGCATTTGATCTCAACCAAACCTCGGTCGCCAACCAAGCCATCGGGACTGGCACCGAGCCAATGCTCAAATTGGTAGAACGCGCAAGGCGTAACCGTGTTGCCCGTGGTCATCTCATATTCGACCAAGGCACCTGCCTCGTTTTGTACACCCCAGTTGGTAGCGATGTTGCCAGTGAACTCGCTTGGCGCTCCATGCCAATCGCGAACCATGCGCCTTAAAATGTCGGCTTGCTTGGCAAACGGGGCGATACCGAGGATTGCTCCTACGGCAGAGCCAGTAACTCGGCCCTTGCGGATGTTGAACCATTCCTCGGATCGCTGTTCCATTATTTGGTATATTCCTTTTCAAAGTCTAACCAAGTGGCGTCTCGCTCTTTTTCTAAAAGTCCAATCACGTCGTTAAGCAAGTCCATTCTGGCAAGACTTCCAAGATCATTAAAAGCTGAAGATAATGTGACATCTCCATCTATCTCAGGTTGCGTAAACCACAAAGTTCCAAGACGAGTACCCTTGTGGCGTTCACCATCCCAACCGCGTGTAAAACTATCGGTCATCAATCCACCTTATAAGCTACGATTGTACCCTCGCCGCAGTCTTTCCATAAAAAGCGCCAAGCTGGATTTGGTCCATTTGTGTCGCCATTCCGAAGAAGAACCGTCACCAAAGAATCATTATGAACTGGCTGTGTGTCTCCATCATGCGGAACCCAACCCTTTTTATGGGTCTTTTGCAAGGCCTCAACCTTCTCGTGCAACTTACGACCCGCGTTCACGGCATCTTCAAGGATGCGTTCAAGCTTTGCGATGCGGCGTTCATACTGGGCAAGCAGCATATCAACTGACTTTTGTTTTACGCTTTCATCGTGTTTTTTCTGGGCTTCTTCGAATTTCTTTTGGTCCAGTCGAAGCAAATCAACCCATGATTTTTCCTCCGGTGGCCGTCCACGTTTCTTTTTAATCTCAACCATTTTTATCTCCAAATGTTGTTAAAGTGGGGACGGCCCCGAAGCCGCCCCCGTCCCGTTCTAGCCCCTTAGAACGGAATATCGTCGTCTACGTCGTGCTTAGGTGCAACAGGCTTCGGCGCAGACTTAACTCCACCAGCCTTCGGAGACACGGCAGAAACCCAGTTGCCCGTAATCGTGCCCTTGTCGCCTTCCATCTCGTACACCTGCAACGTGATCTGCATCTGCTTGTCGGTGAATGCCTTGGCAAGGTTATTGTCGTTAGGTGCCTTGCCGCTGGCAACCAATGCGCCACCGGCGTTTTTGTCAATCGCGAACAACATGCGCTTTGCCTTGTCCTTTGCCTTTTCAGCATCGGCCTTGCGAGGATCATCATCCAAGCACCAAATCTTCTGGAAGACCTTACGGTTCTTGTATTCCGCAGGCAAAAGAACGGACCAGCGAACCGACACAAACTGGTTGCCGCTGCGGTCCTGATCTACCTTGGCTTCTTCAATGAGGGCCAAGCAATTCGTGCCGTCTGGGATCGGTTCAAAATTGCCGCCACCAGTTTCAAAGTTGCCGCTTGTCTTGTGGATGTCGTCGCCATCCGAGAGGTTCCAAAAATCAACCATTTAATTTTTCCTTCTTGGTTACAGTAACAGTAGTCGTGAGCGATGGGATGTAGCTCTCAAGCGGGTTCTTACCTAACTCGACGGTAAGTGGCTCGGTGATGTTGTAACGATTCTTGGACACGTTCGCCGCTGTCGCATACGCGATCAGAACACGGGTGCCGTCCGATACCGCCTTCTTGCGGTCGCCATCGCCCTTGGTAAAGGTCTCCAATTTCAAGAAGCCCACAACGTCAACGTCATCGACATATGGTGCCATCGACTTCGCATGCAGACGCAGACCGTACTTTGAAAACGAATCGTCATCTGGCGGGTTTTCTGTGCTGATCTCGACGTGGCCGATGAACACAGTGTGCATGCCCTTCTTCTCAGCAAGGATGGCCGCAGCCTTCCGCAGCCGCTGGTGCATGATCGCGACAGCCTCACGGCCTGCGCCATACCCACCCGCAGCCTGCTGGATGTTATTGGCCTTCTTCGTGTCCTTCGCGATAACGTCCGCAATGAACATGCGTTCCAAAGCAGTGATGCTGTCTACGACTAAAGTCTTATAATCGTGTTCCTCACTCATCAAACCTTTGAGTTGGTTCCACAGGTCTTCAACGTCGTTAACGACCGGGAAGACATCTGGCCGCAAGTTGGCTGGAATGGCTTGAACCCCATCTTCAGCACGAATAAAGATTGGCTTAGGAAAAGAGGCAGCGAGGGTGGTCTTACCCATTCCGCTATCTCCGCAAAGTGTGACAACTACTGGCCTGTCACCCGGCTTTTTAACCGTATCTAAAATGCCCATTGGCATATCTCCTCTGTTTCAACGTGTTGACAGATGACAGTTCGTTGTGCCATTGTCAACACCAGATTGTTGTTTAAGGAATAAAAAAATGGACGATCAAGATTTAGGCATAATTCCATTGGAGCGCATTCGCCGCGCCCTCAATGATAGGAACCTGTCAAAGGTCGCTGTGGCTACAGGCCTGCACGAGAATACAATTCGCGCTATTGCGTCAGGTAAAAATAACAACCCGCAGATGGCGACGTTTGAGAAATTGGCTCAATATTTATTCGGGAAGCAAGATTAATGTCGAACCATCGCGACTTCTGGGAGGCGGGGTATCGCATTTTTGGCCTGCACCAGATTACCAAACAAAATAAATGCGGCTGCGGCAAGCACGACTGCAAGGCTATCGGCAAGCATCCAGTCATGTCGAACTGGACATCTGTGCCGGAGTGGTCCGAAGAACAGCTAGAAAATTCTGAAGAGGCTGGGCGTTTTGCGACAGGCTATGGGGTGCTGGTAAAAGGATTGATCGTGGTCGATGTTGATGCCCGTAACGGTGGCGTCGAATCATACGCGCAATTGATCAAGGATTACCCGTCTATCGCTGGCGCAGGCCTGATCGTCGAGACTGGGTCTGGCGGCGGATCGAAGCACCTGTACTTCAAAGCTCCAGAAAACGTCGCTTTCACGCAACATCTTGATGCTTACAAGGGTATCGACTTCAAATCATCGGGTTACGTTGTGGGGCCGAGTTCGCTTCACGCCAGCGGCAACCGCTACAAAATCCTCATCGGGTCTCCTGCGGATATCGATGATGCTCCACAAGAGCTGCTTGACCTGCTGAAGAAGCCTGAGCGGTTCCGCGCCACATTTGAAAGCAAAACTGTCGATGTATCCTACAGCCAGCTTGGGGACATGCTCTCATACATTACCAACGATGACCTCGATTACGATGTCTGGATCAAGATCGGCATGGCATTACACCACGCCTCATCTGGTGCGGCCTACGACCTTTGGGAAGCTTGGTCCAGCACATCCAGCAAACACGACCCAGCAGATATGGCCAAGAAGTGGCACAGTTTCGGAAAGTCAGCCAACCCCGTCACCCTCGGTACTCTCGTCTATTACGCCGAAGAAGGCGGTTGGAAGTGGCCCGTCACGTTCTCGACGAACGAGATCGTTGAAGAGGTAGAGGAACAAGAAATCGACATTACAGGCATTGACCTCCGCAGGCCGCCGGGATTTGTTGGCGAGGTCGCCGCATGGGTCGAAGATCAAGTGCGCTACAAGCGCGAGACGATCTCGGTCGGCGGTGCCTTGATCGCGATGGGCAACCTTGTTGGTCTAAAGTACTACGATCCAATCGGTAAGGTGACTTCGAACCTGATCGCATTTTGCGTTGCAGCATCAGGCACGGGCAAGGACAGCGTCCTCGACGGCGTGGCCGACATTATGGAGACCGCAGGCCTGAAACCCGCCACCTACGGCGCGATCAAGTCAGAGCAGGAAATGGTTCGAAATCTCGTGGAACATCAGCCTACGTTCTACCTGATTGACGAAATCGGTTACCTGTTCACCAAGATCAAGTCAGCCCAGACCAAAGGCGGCGCGACCTACCTCGAAGGCATCATCGGCATCATCATGTCGGTGTACTCCAAGGGCAACAGTTCGCTGATGGTGTCGGGCGATGTTCGCAAGGAAATCCGCAAGGGTCT